TCAGTCGTGGGTGTGGCTGTGGCTCTCGGCGGCCGTAGCCGTGCCCGAGGCGCTCCAGGCCTGACCGTCTTCGCTTTCGAACCAGAACGGCTTGCGCTCAGCCCCGCCGACCTCGTTCATATGGTTATCGAACAGGCGGCCGTTGATCATGGTGTAGCCGATCTTGGTCGAGTCCCGCAGGTTCTCGAGCGGATTGGCGTTCAGCACGACCAGGTCGGCCAGCTTGCCGACTTCCAGGGAGCCGATGTCCTTGTCCATGCCCAGTGCGCGGGCGCCGTTGATGGTGCCGACGCGCAGGGATTCGTGGGCGCTCATGCCGCCCTGTTCGAACATCCACAGCTCCCAGTGGGCGCCGAGGCCCTCACGCTGACCGTGGGCGCCGATCTGGACCGAGACGCCCTGATCCATCAGCCGCTTGGATTCGCGGGCGATGGAGATGTGGTTCAGCTCTTCCGGCGGGGTCTTCACCGGACGACGCGAACGGTCGTCCAGAATGCGGCGCGGGACATACTGGCTCAGGATCGGGTCCTTCCAGACGTCGGTGACCTCATACCAGTGGTTCTCGCCCCAGGCGCCGCCGAAGCCGACGATCAGGGTCGGGGTATAGGCCGTGCCCGTCTGCGACCACAGCTGCACCGCGTCGTCGTACATGCGCGCCACCGGCACCGAGTGCTCGATGGTGGTGTGGCCATCGACCAGCATGCTCATGTTGACGTTATAGAGCGAGCCGCCTTCCGGCACGACCATCATGCCCAACTCGCGGGCGGCCTGCATGATCTGCTGACGCTGTTCGCGGCGCGGCTGGTTGTAGCTCTTGACGCTCCAGGCGCCGACGGCCTGCATCCGGCGAAGGTGCGAGCGCGCGTCGTCCAGGCTGTTGACCACGGCGGTGGTCGGCGTGGCTGCGCCGTACAGGACCGTGCCGGTCGAGAAGATCCGCGGCGCCACCACGCGACCGGCCTTGGCCAGTTCGCTGTGGGCGAAGATCTCACTGTTGTTGTTCGACGGGTCGTGCAGCGTCGTCACCCCGAAGGCCAGGGCGGCGTAGTTCACCCAGCTCTGCTGCGGGATGATCTGATCCGAGCCCATGCGGCCGTGCCAGTGGGCGTCGACCAGACCGGGGATGATGGTCTTGCCGGCCATGTCCATGACGCGGGCGCCGGCCGGAACCGTGACCGAGCCGCGCGGGCCGATGGCCTCGATGCGGTTGCCGTTGATGACGACGACGCCGTCCTCGATGACTTCCTCGCCCTTCATGGTGATCAGGCGGGCGCCGGACAGGACGGTGACGCCGGTCGGGCGGGCGTAGTCGGCGCTGAAGCCGATCTTGACGCCATGCTCGGCGGGCTTGGGCAGATCAGCCGGGGCGCCGTCGACGAAGGCGAAGCTTTCGCTCAGCGGACGCGAGAACAGCTCCGGTCCCATCGACCACTGCAGGCGGCTGGAATCGCCCGACCAGTGCAGCCACTCGCCCGCGTCGCGGGTGACGCGCGTCTGCGGCAGGGCCTTGGTGTCGGCGCCGACCGTGATGGCGCGGCCCGTGGAGGCGAAGGGCGTGATATAGGCGTTGAAACGCTCGGTCCAGGCGATCCATTGCTCGTCCGGCGAGACCGAGAACTCGGCCGCCCATTCGCTGCTCAGGTGGGTGCGCACCTCGCCGCCCGACAGGTTCATCGAGCGCAGGACTCGCTTGTCGCCCTCACGCGCGCTGACGAAGATGCGGTCGTTGCTGGCGCCGAACTGGGGCGTGTTCCCCGAATCGATGATCTTGACCGGCGCGCCGCCGCGCACGGAGACGCGGTAGATGCCCGGCTCGCGGCTCCACAGGGCCGAACGCAGATAGCCGTCGCTGGAGGTGCGGTAGACGACCGTCTGGCCGTCCGGCGAGAAGCGCGGCTCCAGATAGTGGCCGGGGTTGGTCGTGATGGTCCGGCCTTCGCCGCCCGCAGCGGGGACGACGCGGATGGAGCCCAGCTTGTCGTCGCTCCAGGTCGTGTAGACGATCGAGCGGCCGTCGCGCGACCACGAGGGATACAGCTCGAAATGATCGCTCTGGCGCGTCAGGCGGCGCGGCGTTCCGGCCACGCCGTTACGCAGGTCGCGGACCCACAGATTGCCCAGGGCCTCGAACACCACCTTGGAGCCGTCCGGCGAGGTCTGCGCCCAGCGGATCATCTTCACGTCGAACTGGTCCGGCGCCACCTCGACGGGGAAGCGGGCGGTTTCCTGCACCCGGCGGGTGTCGTTGACGCGGAAGGGGATCTCGCTGACGGCCTTGGAGGCCACGTCGATACGACGGATCTTGCCGCCGGCCCAGATGACGATGGAGCCGTTGTCGGGCGTCCAGGAGAAGCCCGGATAGACGCCGTGGATGGCCCAGGTTTCCTGCATGTCGCGGTCAAGGGCGTCGTAGATCGGCGTCTCGCGGCCCGACTCCAGATCCATGACGTAGAGGACCGACTGGTAGCGATCGCGGCGCACGAAGGCGAGCGACTTGCCGTCCGGCGACGGGGTCGGGCGCACCGAACCGCCGGGGCCGGTGACGAAGGGTTTGATCTCGCCCGTCTCGCGATCCAGTCGACGGATCACATAGAGCTGGGTGTTGGGGTCCTTGGAGTAGTCGAAGACGCCGCCCGGCGTGGCGTCGTCGCTGAAGTACATATAGCGGCCGTCGGGCGAGAAGGCGGGCTCGCCCGTGTCCTTCTGCTGGGTGCGGCGCTCGGTCAGCTGCACGCCGCTGCCGCCGCCCGAGCGGTGGTACATCCACATCTCGCCCGCGCCCAGCGAGCGCGAGGAGGTGAAGTGCTTGCGGCCGACGATGAACTGGCTGTCCGGCGTCCAGGTCGGGGAGTTCAGCAGGCGGAAGGTTTCATTCGACACCTGACGCGGGTTGGAGCCGTCGCGGTTCATGACCCACAGGTTTTCGCCGCCGCCACGGTCTGAGGTGAAGGCGATGAAGCGGCCGTCGGGCGAATAGCGCGGCTGCATGTCCCACGACACGCCCGAGGCGATCGAGCGGGCTTCGCCGCCGCCGATGGGCATCACATAGATGTCGCCCAGCAGGTCGAAGACGATTTCACGGCCGTCGGGGCTGACGTCGACGGCCATCCAGGTCCCTTCGTCGACGTTGATGTTCACGTCGCGCTGGGCGCCGATGGGATTCTGGACATCCCACTTCGGCGTCGCCGTCTGGCTGGAATCCTGGGCGGAGGCCGGGAAAGCCACGGCCAGAGCCGCAGCCGTAGTCAATAGAACGCGCTTCATGAAAGCCCCCTCGGCTATCAAACGTATACAGATGGGGGCGAGGCTAGCGGCAGCGGCCGGACCTTGGCTAGTCGGGATAAGGTCGGCAGGTCCGAATATTCTTCGGAGATTTTCGAGAGTCCCGGACCGCTTGTTCAAAAGCAGAGCTTGGGGCCTGACCAGCTTTCGGCGCTGAGGCTGTGGATCGGGATTATCAGGGCCGGAAATGGACGAGGCCCAGACCGGAAGGTCTGGGCCTCGATGGTGCCGCCGGGCAGGATTGAACTGCCGACCTCAGCCTTACCAAGGAAATTCCGAACATCGCTCTAAGCGGCTCCGTGCTTGGGTTTGATGGTTCCCGAGTGTCCCCGGTCCCCGGATTTTCCCCATATCTCGCCAATCGAACCGGCGAGGTGGGAAGTGTTGACGTGGGCGTAGCGCATGACCATTGCGGCGCTCTTCCAGCCGCCCAGCTCCATCAGAGCGGTCAGGTCGCGGTTGGCCTGATAGTGCCAAGTGGCCCAGGTGTGGCGGCAGTCGTGCGGCGAGAAGTCCTCGATCCCCGCTCGGCGAATCATACCGGCCCAGGCCGTCTTGATTTGCCCACCACCGCCCTCTCGGATCTCATAGGGATCGCCCAGCGGCGTGGTCCGACCGTTCGCCAGCGTGGTGGGGAGCGAGCGCCGGAAAACGGCTCCGTCACGATGGGGGAGGGTCGAGAGGGCCGCGACAGCGCGCGGGTGCAGCGGGACGCCTCTCGGCTCGTTATTCTTCGTTTTGGGGAACACGACGTGCGCCCGTTCAAGGTCCACGTCGCGCCAGTCCAGATACAGCGCCTCGGAGATGCGGGCGCCGGTCGAGAACAGGAAGACCACCAGAGGGCGCAGATGGGGCGCAGCGGCTTGTATCAACCGCTCAGCTTCTTCGTGCGTCACCCACCGGATACGGCCCTTCGGCTCTTTGGGGCGAGCGATCACCGGCTTTTCGCACCACCGCTTGCGGGCGGCGTGGTGCAGCACGGCGGCGACAGGCGTGTAGATGTGGCGGTTCAGCGTCGAGGGGGCGGCGCTAGGCTTCAGCTTCTTCGCCAAGGCGTCGATCTCGGCCTGGCCGATTGCCGCAAGCGGTTTCAGGCCGATGGCTTTTAGGATGGGGGCCAAGTGTGTGCCTTCCCCGCCAGTCTCCATGTAGCTCAGCGCGGCCTCCGCGAATGTGCGTGTAGCGGAATCACCGTGGACCGATCGCTTGAGGAGCTCGGCTTCGCGGATCGCACGGATTTCTTCCGCGGCTTTGCGGTCGCTAGTGCGAGTGCTTTCGTCAACGACGAGGCCCCGGATGGTCCCGCGGAGATACCAGTATGGCGAGCCGTGTCGTCGTTTGAGGGTGAGGGGCATGGCAGACGCTCCAGAAGGTTCTCGATGTCGCTCGGGGTGAAGACGTAGGTTCGGCCGTGCTTGCGCCCGACGCCATATGTGCGGGCCATCTTGACCAGCGCGGTTTCTGACCAAGGGACCAGGCCCTCGGAGACCAGACCCTTCGCCGTTTTGATGACCGGCCACCCCATCAGACGTCCCACCTCCGATAGCGGTTAGCGAGCGTGAGGGCGGCCGGGGGCTGCTCTTCGTTGTGTCGGCTATCGAACAGGCGAGCGACATGGATCAGCGCCGCCGTGCGGACGCTCTCGGGCACGGGGGCGCCGGGTTGCAGGCCGTCAGCGTGCGCCAGGGCGCTTTCCGAAGCCGTCGCGACCAGTTGGCCGATCAGGGCGTCCTCTTCGTTGTAATCGACGCGGAGGTAAGCCTTGGCCTCGTCCAGGGTGATGATCGGATCAGCCATTGGCGGCCTCCGGGGCAGAGCCCAGCGGCGTCCAGTTCGCCGGTTGATGGTAAACGTCACCGCCTGGGATCGGCGTCTCGTTCTCACGGCGGCGGATATCGTTCGGGCTGAACACACCGATCTCGCGGCCGATGCGGTAGGCCTCGAAGCGGGCCTGAACGTCACCCTTCAGCAGCGCGGCCAGGTCATGCTCGATGTAGAGCGACCGGCGGCTTTCATCCGTCAGCAGACAGCGCAGCATGGCCGCTTCGATCCGGCTGGCCAGCGGCCCCAGGCAGTTCGCCACCAGCGACCGGGCCTCTTGCTCGGTGTTGCTGTAGGTCGATTTGTCGGTGATGCCGACCGACGTAGGCGGAACTCCGAACAGGCGGGCCACGTCCTCATTGGACAGCTTCTGGCTGCCCAGGAACTCGGCGTCTTCGGCCGTCCACGACAGGGGCGTGTATTTCGCACCACCGTCCATAATCAGAAGCTGGCCCGCGTTGTTCGCACCCTGCAGGCGGTCTGCGACGGCCTCTCTGATCTTCACCCGCGCGTCGCCGGTCAGGCGCTCGTCATAGGACATGACGCCCGAGGGGCGCAGGCCGTTTTCGATCAGGCTTTGGGCGGTTTCCGCCTGGGCGATGCGCAGGCCCATAGAGGCCCGGCCGAACTGGATGGCCGACACGCCCATCATGCCGTCGCGCGAGGGACCGCGAATGTGCAGCATCTCTTCTTGCAGCAGGATGGTGACGCCGCCAGAGGGCTCGCTAACGCGATAGCGCAGGCGACCGCTCGACAGCTTCTCGACGGTGACGATGCCGGGCGCCAGCGGATACAGGGCCACCACCGCGCCCCTGTTGTCGCGCTCGATGCGGGCGAAGGCGTTGCCGTGCAGGTCCAGCGAGCGGATCAGGAACTCGCGGCCTTCATAGGCCGTCATTTGCGGGTTCATCAGGTCGTGCAGGACCGGATACAGGGGCTGGTCGTTCGCACGCTCGCGGCCGCCGTCAGCGGTGCGCCGGAACACGAACAGGCCAACGCTGGCCAGCATCTCCGACCGTAGGTTGACGCAGCGCACCGCGACGGCGCTGTTGGACATGAGGGTGTCGGGGTTGACGCCAGCGCCGCCCATGCCCCGCAGCCCGAACCATTCGGCCAGGTAGGGGTCAGAGGCGGTGATGGTTTCAGCGGCGCGCGTCTCGCGCTTGTTGAAGGGCCAGATCATGCCAGCGCCTCCAGATACAGCCGCGCGTGAGCGATGCGCATGAGGCGTTCGGCCTGTTTCGAGCGAGCCGTGACCACCGTGCCCTCGTAGGCGGGCCACGCCTTCACGATGCTGATTTCGTGCAGGTTCACACGTTCGAGCTGGCGAACCCCATTGGCCCGGCTCTCGCCTCCGGGGGGCACGTTGAAGCCGAAGCTCATGCCGCCGAGGTCGCCGCGCTCGGCCAGTGCCAGAATGTCGCGCCCCTCGGTCGTGTCGGGCACGTCCAGGTCGAAGGCCAGGCCGGTCGAGTCCTGCGACAGCCGCAGCGTGCCGGAGCGGGTGCGGGCCAGCAGGCGGCTCGGGTCGTGATCCACCAGGGCTAGAATGTCCTGATGTGCGGTCAGGGAGCCCGAGAAGGCCCCCTGCCGGATTTCTTCATCGGTCGTGCCGATCCGGGCTCGCACCCCGAACAGGGCGGCGTAGCCCTCCAGCCGACGCCCGCGAGCGCGGACCTCGACCGGAGCGGACCGACGTTCAGGAGCGAGCCCAGCCATCAGGGGACCACCGGGGCGAAGCTGTTGGCCGCCACCAGAGCCTTCTTGAAGGCGTCCGGGGTGCGCACCGCCACGTCCGCGTCGAGGAAGGCGTGAATCAGGACGCCGCCCTTAGAGGCCACGTCGCTGTGATACGGGTTCACCAGGATATCGACGCCCGACCAGTAGCCGATGACCAGTTCGGACCAGATGCCGTAGATCAGGGCGTTCAGGTCTTCGTCGTCGCCCAGGTTGTTGGGCACCTGGGTCGTCTGTTCGACCCGCTGGCCGTGGAACAGTTCGGCCAGGCTGAAGGTGTGGCCGTCCGCGTCCTTCTGGCGACGCGCCAGGCGCATGACGCCGGGGTTCGTCAGGAAGGCCGTGGTGCCGGTCAGGTCGTCCAGCTCCAGCGCGGCGATCATCTCATTGGTCGTGTCCGCCAGGGAGCCTTCCAGCGGCACCGCCAGCACGCCCGGCGTGTTCAGGATGCCCACCGGCTCGTCACCACCGGCGCCAGCGATGGCGGCCTTATCGAGCGCCTGTTGCAGCAGTTGGCCCAGGTCACGGCGCAGCAGGTCTTCGATGCTTTCGGCCGATTGCAGGATCATGCGGCGGCTGATCTCGTATTCGCCGCCCACGGTCTTCGGACCCATCGCCTGCTTGGCGAACTTCGGATCAGAGCGGGTGACGGCCTCATGCTCGCCGACCCACGACACCGAACCGCTATCCGACAGGCGGGGCAGTTCGATGTTGCCGGTCAGGTTGCGCAGGACCGTGGCGCCCATGCTCTCCACCAGCAGGCGGGGGCGCGGGTGATCGCGGACAGGGTAGAGCGAGGTCGGGACCAGATTGCCGCCAGCGGCGCCCGCCGGGGTCGTCGTGGTCAGGGCGCGGGCTTCCATCAGGATCTCGGTAGGGACCATGACGCCGCGCGTCTCCCGGCCGCGAGCGAGGTCTTGGTGAACCTCAGCCTCCAGGCCGGTGATCTTGCCCGTCATCGAGCCTTGCAGGGCGCGGGCCAGGCTGTAGTTGCGCAGCTCACGGGGACGGCCAGAACCGTCCACCGGATCGGCGTCGGCGCGGCGCTCGTCCTCGGCCAGGAACTCGGCGCGCTGGATTTGCTGATCGAGGGTGCGGATTTCGGCCTGGCCAGCGTCAAAGGCTTGCGTCTCTTCGGCGGTCAGGTCGCGGTTGTCGTTTTCCGCCTTGGTCACGATCGCCTTGAGGGCGTCGCGCTTGGCGGCTCGCTTTTCGCGGAGGGCGGGCAGATTACGCATAGGTAGGTAGCTCCATCAGGCCCACGCAGGGCACGGGGAAAGGGCGTCTCACGACGGCGGGGGCTTCCATCAGGCCCAGGACGGGCGCGGGGAACTGGCGTCTCACGACGGCAAAGGGGTGCGACCTCGGCAGGCCAGTGCCGAACGCGGCGGGCCTCCCTTCGCCAAGCGCGGCGGGCATGGTCGCGGTGCCGGTCCTCATTCGCTGGCCTCAGGCAGGGCTTGCGGTGCGCCGAACATCAGGCGTCGGCCGGGCGCTTCGTCGGGGAACGAGTGCTCTTCTCCGGTCGTCGCGCGGGCGAACGCCTCGCGCATGATCCGACCAGGCGCCAGCGTCAGAAATGCCGGACCAGGAGGTGCGCGGCCTTCGTTCATGTAGCGGATTTCGAGGTTCCATCCGCTTGCGTCGCCATCAACGGCGGGCTGGCCGTTCGGCGTGAGGAGAACCCCCCGATTGACCCAAAACATGAGGAAGGTGTCAGGCTCATAGTTGAGCCACTTCTCGCCCATCATCCGCAGCAGGATCGTATTGGCGGCGGAACTGGCTGTCTCGACGTTGAAGCCAAAGGCAACGAGGTGACGGACGATGGCGAGGATGGCGACGTCGATCATGGGGAAACGACGCCAGCCACCGTCTGCCGGAACCTCAGAGAACAGATCGACCTGCTCGCGCTGAAGCCAGTTGCGCAGAGCTTTAGGCGTGGCGTCGATCCCGAACGCAACGTCCGAAAAGCGCAGAACGGGCTCTAGCATGGTCGTCATGGAAAGGTTCTCAGGTGAGTATCTTTCCATCGTTGTCCACCCATTCGCGAGCGGCGTCAAGCGGAAGTGCTCACCAGAGCATCTTTTCCCCAGGCGGTCATTAATACCCCTCCCGTTCCCGCTCATCGATCCATTCCTGGTCGTGGCCGTCCTCCAAGTCCTCAGTCTCAGCATCTAGGGCGTCGAGCGCGGCGATGGCGGTTTCCACGGCGCGCTCCAGTCGCTGGCGCAGGCGGAAGGTGCGGGCAGGGTCCAAGGCGATGGCGGTCATTGCGCCACCTGCAAGCGGGCGGTCGCCGCGTGGGCCACGTCCGCCAAATCGGCCATCATGAGCGCGCGGTGCTTCACCACGACCCAGCGGCAGTATTCCGCCTCCGCCCTGTCCGACGAAACGGCTCGCTCGGCAGCCTCGACAACCGCATTGCGAGCCCTGTCCGCCCACTCCATCAGACTTGCGATCACCTGACCGCCAGGGCTGTAGTCGTCGCGTCTCTGGCAACGGGGCTGATTGAGGATGCCGAATGCCGCTTCATCAACGGCGGTCAGGGCATCATAGACGGCCATCAGTTGGCGACCAGACAGGTGGCCGATGGGCAGGGCTTCAAGAATAGGGAGGGCCTGAACTTCAGGCATAGGTGTGCTATTGGCGTGTTCAGCCATGACGTGATCTCCAGATGATCCGTTGCGGTTAGGGCCGGGCGGGAAGTTGCTGCTTCCCCTCGGCCTGCTTTTATGGTTGCATCTAATTAATGATAAATGCAACCACGAAATCGCGAGGGCGACCGGCGACCGGCAAGGGCACGCCGATCCAAGTCCGCCTACAGCCCGACGCCCTGGCCAAACTCGACGCCTGGCGCGAGGGCCAGGACGATCAGCCGTCGCGGCCGGAAGCTATCCGGCGGATATTGGAGAAGGCTCTATGAACGCGAGTGCGCCAACCCTAAACGATCACTTGATGGCCAGCGGCATGGTCTCCCGAGCCTTCATGATGCAACTGCTTGTCGAGATGGCCAGACGACAGGATGATCCGCTCGAGTGGGCGCGGTCTTTCGTGTCAGGCATGACCGCTCGCGTCGATCAGAATGAAATCACCGTAGATGATCGACGGTTCCCCGTGCACGAACTCGCGCGACAACAGATCGACACGTTAGGACAAGACCTTGAGCGGGTTCTGTCGCTGTATTTGCGCTCCTAGGCCGCATCCACCCACGGCTCCCAAGCCTCTTCTCGCGGCTTCATCTCCATCGCGTGTAACGCCATTGCTAGGGCCACAGCGCCGTCGATGCGGCCTGTGGCCCTGCTCTTGTCCAGCTTTCGATTGCCTGCCGGGTCTTTCGTCACCACCGCGTTGGACAGACACCAGGTCAGGACAGGGTTGTTCGCGTGGCGTAGCTTTCGCTCGGCCACCATGCGCTCCAGAATGTCCACCGCCGGAGCCATGTCTCGATAGCCCTGGCCGTGTTCGATCATCTCCAGATCGGCAACGCCTTCGTCGGCCAGCGCCATTTTGAACGTCTCGATCCGCCAGCGGTCATAGGCCAGCGCCTGCACTTCGAACCGCGAACATAGCTGGGCGACCGTGGCCGCTATGAACCGGGGATCAGTCGCCGCGCCTGGCGTCGCCGTCAGGAACCCCATGTCACGCCAGACGGTGTAGGGCACTCGGTCCCGCTCGCCGCGATCCGCCAGACCGTCACCCGGTAAGTAGAACCACGGCATCACGTCAACACCACCGTCGTCGTCAGGGAAGACGGCCACCAGCGCCGTCAGGTCACGCGTCGCAGCCATGTCCAGCGCCAGCCAACAGGGCTTGCCGTCCAGATCGGGGCGAAGCTGGGCGCCACAGGCCTTCCATTCCGACACCGGCAGGAACTTCGTCTCGGCCGCCACCCGCATGTTGAGGATCAGGTTCTTGAACGCCGCCTCTTTCGACGGGATGCGCTGCGCCTGGGCGGCTTGCCGCGCTACGTCCTCCAGCGAGCGGAAGTCGCCAAGGGCAGGGTTCGCCAGCTTCCACGTCTCAGGCGACCACGGGTCCGCGTCCTCGGGCGCAGCGTAGTGCGTCAGGTGGAACGACGGGTCGTCAATGTCGCCGGCCGTCACCCGCTGGCCGTAGTCGATCAGCTCCGACATGGGCGCCAGGTCGTCCGCCGCCTGGGTCGAGATGACCAGCATCAGGGGCTCGGCGCGGGCGCCCATCGCCGTATCCAGCGCATCTAGCAGGTCACGCTTGGGCGCTTGCCCCAGCTCGTCATAGACCACGAATGACGGGCTCAGGCCGTGCTTGCCGGGCACGTCGGCCGACAGGGCCGCATAGACCGACCCGTTCTCGAAGTCCTCCATCTCCTTCGCGTGACGACGCAGGCTCACCCGCTCGTCCAGAAAGGGCACCTGGGCGATGATGGCCGCCATCTCATTGTAGAGGATCGCCGCCTGCGCCCGGTCGTTCGCCGCCGAATAGACCTGGCCGCGAGGCTCGGCCTCCGGGCCCGACAGGTGGCACAGGGCCAGACCAGCGGCGAGGCCGGTCTTGCCGTTCTTGCGCGCCATCGACAGCACCGCCGTCCGCACGGGGCGCGATCCATCGCCGTCCACGCCATAGACAGCCTCCAGGAAGTCGCGCTGCCACGGTCGGACCTTCATCGTCGTCCCGGCGAGCGCGCCCGTCGTGACCGGCAGGAACTCCAGGAAGGCCACCACCCGCTCGACGCGGGACAGCCCCTCAACCTCCCAAGGAAGCGGCCCCACGGGCTCCTGAACGGCCTCCACGGCCTTCTTTTTCATCGGCTTTGCGCCGGGACCACGCAGCCCCATCAGACGCCCCAATCCCGAACTAACTGCGAAGCCGTATGGGCGGCCGGTCTTTGAGCGACAGCTCCTCGTCCTTCGAGGGGGGTATCCCCTCCGGTCAGGAACGGGTGATCGGGGTCGAGCGGCAGGCCATCCACGCCGCAGCCCTTGATGGCGACGCCTTTGCCGCCAGCACGGTCGAGCGCGTTGGTCTTGATCGAGTGACAGGACGCGCACAAGGCGCGCAGCCCATTCATCGACGGGAAGGCTGGCCCGCCCGCTGCGATGGCGACGATGTGGTCAACGTGCTGCGCCTCCACCTTCCGGCCGCGCCGCTCGCACGTCTCGCACAATGGGCTCTCCGACAGCTTGGCCTTGCGCAGGCGCTGCCACCGGGCGGTTGAATACGGCCAGTCAGCCATTGCCCACCCTCCGGGCCAGACGGCGCAGGTCGCGCTCTATCTCGCTCTTGTCCTCATGGAAGCGTTCCGGGTCGCGGTGAGAGGGTGAGAGGTGGCGCACTTTCTCGGCCAGCATCAGCAGCGGGTTTGCGTCACCACCACTGCGCCCACCTCTATAGGTGGTGGCGCAAGTGGCGCACTGGCGCAAACAGGGTGCGCCGGTAGCTTCAATACAGCGGTGGCGCATGGTGGCGCACTGGCGCATCAGACCACCTCCGCCCATCGACCAACTTGAACGGACGGGCGTTTTTTCCGGTGTTCGTCCAACACCTCGACCACCTCCAAGGCACCTGTTTTTATCCACGTCGCCAGCAGTGCCTTAATCTTCTGCTTGGCGGCCTTGTCGCCCAGATCGAGGCCCAGCACCTCCGCGACAGCATTTCCGACCCACGCCGTCGCCAGCGGGCTTTCGCGCCAGACACCACCGTCCACGGCCTTCTGAACGGCCAGCAGGTCAGCCGCTTTCACGCCATCGAACGGGTCGGGCCACTTCCACCGGGTAACGACGCCGACCTGATCGCTTTCGTTAAAGGTGTCGCCGTTATCCAGATCGACGCTGACCATCTGAAACCAGTCCGATCCCTCGGGCGGCGGCGCCAGGTTGGCCTTGCCGTTATCGACGCGGAAGTAGGAGCGGTGGCGCTCGACTCCGGCGCGCACCGCTTCTTCCTTGCTCATCTGATTGAGAACGCGGGCGGAGCGGACGGCCGCCAGCAGGGCCCCAGCCCCGCGCCCATCTTCGACGGTGATCTCCGGCCCGTGGGCCTTCCTGACGTGGTGGACCAGCTCAACGGCGACATTGGCCCGATCCGCGATCCTGGCCCATTCCGCCGCGACCCGGCCGATGGCGTTGTTGTCGTTCTCTGTCACCGCGTGAGAACTGACGAACGGGTCGATGATGATGACATCCAGCTCGAACTCGCGCGCGGTATCCAGCACCCGCTCGACATTCGGCGCTAGAATCGTCGTGCCCGTGGCGGTCTGTTCGGCAATCACCAGCGGCATATCCCGCCCGCTCCCGACGAACAGCCAATCCTCCAGATCATCCGCGCCCAGGCCGTATTTAAGACAGGCGGCACCGATACGGCGTTCGGTTTCCTCCATCGGGTCTTCGCCATTCCAATAAGCGACCTTGAGGCGCTGATCGGGTCGGACGCCCAGAAGCGGCTTGCAACTGGCCATCGCCATGCCTTCGACACCGACCAGAGACGACTTGCCGACACCGCCTGGGGCAAAGGTCGCGGAGATGAACCGGCGGATGTAGTGGCGGCCGTAGAGCCATTCTCGACGGGGCAGGGATGACGGATCACGCCAGACGAACGGTCGCACCCATGCGTTGAGAGGCGCTTCTAGGCCGTCGCTTTCGGGGTCGTCTTCCAGAAGGTGAGCCTTGAGGATTTCCCTCCGGTTGGGGTTGCCCGCTTCAGCATCCCACCAGGTGTCGATCTCTTCGTCCGTCATCCCGACGCGAAGCTGGCGAACATTGCTCAT